AAAAAACTTACAAAGGCTTTATTGTCTTGTCCTCTCTTAATGAGAGGAAGAAGATAACTAAGCTTATGTTAGACTGCGGTGATGGACTCGAAATTGAACCTATTCAAGGTTCTGCTGCCCGTATCAGGTACCCAAAAGGTGCCATTATCCCTCGCAACCCCTTAAAGGAATCCAGACTTTATGAGACTGGTGCCCCATTCGTGGAGCATGAGTCTTGTAAAGTTAAAACTGTTCCTGTGTTTGTAGATGAGGAGGGTAAATCTCTGTTAAAAGAGATTGTAGCTCCTAATTTGTTAAACACTGGACATGTTGAAATGGATTCTTTGGACTTTGGTCAAAAAGTTATCGAACAACATTTTCATAATTTCAAACCTATACCTTGGGGAGAAGTCATCAAAGGAAACGATGTCTTAGCTCCCTTAAACAAGGATAGTGTAAATGGTTATGGATATGGAAACGATAAAACTGCTTATATTGATTTCGAAAACGGCACTCTAGATCCCGAATACGAAAAATATTTGGATGATCTGGAAACACGTCTAATTAGCGGTAATGTTGAAGTGAGTGAAATGCTTGCATATCACGCACTTAAAGAGGAACCTCGCCCTAAAGGTAAGAAACCTCGGACATTTGCCGTTATGCCTTTGCATATGACATTGTTGTTTAAAAAGTATTTTGGACAGATAATGGCTTACGTGAAGGAAAATAGACATGTGAATGGAATTGCTATAGGATTAAACCCCTATAAAGAATGGACTAAGGTATTTAATAATCTAACCAGTGGAAATAAAAAACTTATGGATGCTGATTTTGGTCGATGGGACAGGTCGTTAATTGCGGCGTTCCTTGATCGAGTATTAGCTTCTTTAAGAAAATTTTTCGTTGGTACCAAGAGGGAGCATAAAGTGTTGAAAGCATTGTGTGACTCTCTCGTCCGGATGTTCATTCTTGTAAAAGATGAACTTTATCTTATTACTCATGGTTTACAATCAGGCTGTTGGTTAACAGCTTTGTTGAATTCCTTGATTAATAAGCTAATATCCGGATGCACGTTTTATGAAACTTACAAAAGTGACGACGCGACGTTTAATTCTCTCCCTAAGCGGAAAGCAGATGAAGAGAGACTCAATCAATTCAATAGAATTACTGAGTATTTTCTTGGTGATGACCGCATTTCTGGTGTTCCACCTGATTTGGCGCGTTATTATAATCTGCGTACAATTAAACCTTTCGTCGAAAGCCTGGGTATGGAAATAACTGATGGTCGCAAGAACCCTATTGATCACGAATTTGTTGAGCCGGAAAACGCTTCTTTTTTGAAGCGTAATTTCGTCGTTGACAAAGTCGACAATAAAGGTAAGATAATTGCCCCATTAAGTATTGACACACTCGGTAATCTTTTTAAGTTTTGTGATTCGAGCAAGGATTTTAAAACTGTTATGAGTGATCGATCTGTTGTTTTTCAGATTGAAAAATATTTACATAAAAATAACCCGTTGTTAGACGAATTAGAGGTTTCCGTTAAGCAGTGGTTTGACGAAAACGATCTTGTTTGGAAAACTCTTCCAAATGAGAGAATAGTAGAAATACTTTCTTCTGATGATGGTTATAATATTGTAAATAAGCTCAATAATAAGTTTTATGATTATTAAATAACAATTCCAACCAGTTGTTAATCTGGTAAGCAAAATTATCACTGCTGGCGGTTCCACCAGCTATTTACTTGCAAGAAAGCAAGGACCCTCTTTTACAGTTAATTTATTTTAGTTCGTAATAGTTTTTCTTTTTGACCTTGGTTACTTCTTAGTTTTCAACTGTCTTTGTGTTTTATTTTCGAAAATAAAATGCTAACCCATAGTAATTATCTAATTTTTTAAAAGGTTAACGGACGTTTTTTAAAAATCTCTTAATTTAGTTCTATAGATAATAATATTCACAAAGCCTAGACTATTTTCTTTTAATACCTATCGCCTGCAAACGTTTGTTATTATACGGCCTATATATATCTTTTAATACAAATTTTTTTTTTATTAGCATGCTATGGATCAATGTGTAATCATGACTTCAACTACTACTTCCAATTCTGTTTCTCCAATTACCAATACTGTTTCTTTTTCTGATATTTCTGCTTCTTCTTCTAACGCTATTTTCAATCACGGTTCGGACACTGTGGAAACGGCTGTTTCGTCTGTCGCTACTAGAGAGATTCAACCTCCTAGCACTACTACAGATTATCTTTTGACTGATACTTTAATTCCTAATCAATTTGTTGTCGATGCGAAACCTTTCATAGAAAGACCTTTCTATTTGACTACGGTTGATTGGGATGTGAGTACCGCCAGTGGCTCTTTGCTTTTTTGCGAATATCCGCAAATGCCTGGCGATGCTTTAAGGTCAAATCCTTCTCTTCTTAGTGCTACTAAAATTGCGTCTCTTTATCGTTGTGATCTCGAATTAATCGTTTCTGTAGCAGGAACTATAACTCATGCTGGCTGTGTGCTGGTAGGAGTTATTCCTCCCCTTTTTGGTAATCTTGACATTGCTGCTTCTCAAATCGACTTAGTTAACACTTTGTTGACTGGGCCCCATGTTCGTCTTTTTGCAAATGAGGCCACTTCTGCTGTTATAAAAGTTCCGTGGTATTGTAATACGGAGATGGCGACTCTAGATTTAGAGCCGAAATCTTCTTCTTACATTCCTAGTACCGATATAACACCAGTGAATGGCAACTATGCAACTCTCGTCTTCCTTGTCCTTAATAAACTTGCTCCTAGTTCTGGTTCTTCTCAAAGTCTCAAAATAACAGTTGAAGCCGTTTTTAAGAGCTTAGATATGCGCGTGCCGACTCCTCGATATGTCAAATGGGTAACGAATAGTAATATCATTCGTTTTGAATCTCAGTCCCTTTCTTTTTTAAGCACAATGGGTACTGCTTTGGCTGACAATTTGACAACCAAAGCAAAAACTATTAGTGCTGACTTTATCGATAAAGCTCGCAACTACCTTCGTCTTAAAACCGGTCTTCATAATCCAAATTCAGCTTTGATTGCTCAAAGAGTAATTACAACTGAACGAAACTTCCTCAATACTGTCGATACGCAGACTTACTTTGAAACACTTGACTCACATTTGGGTGTCAATAGGATCGTTGACTGTCCTGTATTCAATACTTCTTGTGATGAAATGTTAATAGAACATATTGTCACTAAGAAGCAATATTTGGGTACAGTACGAGTTAATCAAAACGATAATGTTGGAACTCTTTTGTGGGCCAGGCCAATTTCACCGAATCAGTTTACGTTCGACAACTCAACCGGATTAGGTCGTTTTACGAACAACATCCGATTGATTCATTCCCTAACCAGAGCGTGGAGAGGTGATCTTAAGATTACTATCGAAGCCGTTATGAACAATAAGCAGCAAGTCAAACTCCGTCTAATGCAACTATATAATCCTTCCATCGATTGTATTTCTGCATTTCCTGACTATAAGTCAATTCTTAATGCTCCTTCTCACCTAATGGAGTTTAGCGCAGGAGGTCAAACTCACGATGTAATACTTCCGTATTTATGTCGTAATGAGATGACTCAATGTAGTATTGATGGTTTTGCCGAAGCTCTTTTTCATGGCATGTATTATTTATATGTAGCTCAACCACTCGCTAATTCTGGCGATTCTCCGGTTGATGTACATTTTAATATATATATGTCTGGCACTCCATCTCTCGAATTTTTTGGTTATGCTACGACTCCTATGAACACTAGTTTCCCTGCCGCAGTTGTTGCGCCTGTTAATCTAACTGCTCGCAAGTTTGAGACACAATCGATGAATGTCATGAACGAGCCGCAGAAACAGGAAGACAAGGTTGGCGAAAGTCAACCTGGTCTTTTTGTTAATAGATTACAGCGTGTCGACTCCGTTAGGGATTTAATTCGTAGGGTTTATAACGTAACCAAATTTTCGAAGATACTAAATCCTGGCTATAACTACTTCGTCTTTGATATCGACGAGATTTATGGTGAGGCTCCTCAATCAGTTCAACCGACTTGGGAAAGTCCAATGCGTGCTTTGGCTCGTATGTATTATGGTAAGTTTCCGTCCACTAAATTTCAGGTAAGGGTCGTTTCTTATAAGAATGACGATACTGCACGTACTGATACGGTAGTTTCTTCTGTTTACTATCTTCCTCAGCAACAGTATGTGTATGCCCCCGAAGGATTAGTGTATGGATTGAGAACAACAGATACGATTGCATCAATCGTTCTAAGTGATCAAAACATAGACTTTCCTGTACCTTACCAAAACTTACCTATTACATGGAACCAAACTCTTTTTGCACATGAGTTTTCAGTTCCCAACACTTCCATATTTAAATTTGTTGGTGGACCGAAGAAGAACAATGGTGTTACTTTCTTCGATCCAGATAACAAATTTGCTACACAGGACTGTGGTCAGTTAGTATTTGTGATGTACAATCCTTATTCTTCAGAATTTCCTGTTGAGATTCTGTTGAATGCAGGCGCTGGTGATGAATGCCGTTTTGGCTTTCATTCAGTAGCACCTGATGTGCGACTTCCTAATGATAACTCGACCATGATTACGTATGGCATTGGTAGTGCTGGGAATAAAAATTCTCTTCCATCTGTGACTATCCCAGGTTTTATAAACTTTACAAGGAGCTAAAGAATAAGACACTCCAGTTGTGTATCTGGATTAGCAAAATACTCTCTACCTATAGATCAATAGGTTATTACACTTAGAAAAGTGACCCCAGTTGTACAACTGGGTAAACAAAATGTTCTCTTCCTATGGACTTATAGGATATTACACTTAGAAAAGTGAATTGGTTTGTCCATTGAACCATGCGGTCTGCCTCGTGCCTTTACTGACTGCAATACATGGAATATCCTTGAGTAACGGAGAATTAGTTGCTCGGACCTTTCACCCAAGAAACAAAAATGGGAAGAGGTAAGAAACCACCTCAGACACAATGCTCCTGTAATGGAAATTGTACGGTTCATTGGCTTAATCGCCCGTGATTTAATCAACGTACAAAATAATTATTACGGGAGTATAAATATAGTAATAATTATTTGCATTGTGTCTAAAGAGACACAATCTCATAACTCCC